AAATATTTTAATGCACTTTATAATCAAGATTCAGATTGTTTGTTTGCAAAAACGAGTGAGATATTTAAATATGCGCGAGTTGTAATACCAGCTTCGGAAAGAGATTATTATTTACATTTTGCATACGATAGCGGAGTTTTATTGCCCAATTTTAGTATTGGTTCTAATATGCAGCTGGTCGGTGTGATATCACATGAAGAAGATGATGAGCCCGCTCTTACTTTAAATGAATATGATTATCAAGAGTTAGCATATACGTATTTGAATTTTAAAAATGGCGGTTATAAGAGATGTGCTCAATGTGGAAGTTGGTTTAAAACTAAGACAACAGAGCCTGGGGCTTTATATTGTCACCTACATAAACCTAAGGAATATGAATCTATTGGTTATAAAAAATGTGAATGCAAAGATTGCGGAGAGGTTTTTTATGTTGATGCTCGCAATATGACAAAGTGCAGATGTGATATATGCCAAGAAAAAAGAGATAAAGAAATGAAATCTTTGCGAAATGCAAGATATTATGAAAAGCATAAAAATTAAGACGGTATGTTTTTTAGTTTACAATACAAAATTAACGAGTAATTTACTTACATTTTTGAGATAGGGCTTTATTTTTCTATAATGATAAGAAAGTATAAAGCCTTATCTTATAAAATTAACAAAAACAACGGAGGTACAAATATGAGTGATATGTTAAATGAACTATTGGTAGGTATTCCTGAGAATGTTGCTAACTTACAGCTTCCAGATCCTACTCTTAGACAGTTTTATTTGGACGAGGAAGATCGTGTCTTTTATGTAGATGACACAATCAACGCTTCTACTCTTGATCTTGTTAAAATGATTATGCGTTGTAACAGAGAGGATAAGGGTAAGCCCGTAGAAGCACGTAAGCCTATCACTGTTATGATTGATAGCCCTGGTGGTTCTGTAGAATGTCTATTATCTATTATTAAGACAATTGATCTTAGCAAGACTCCAGTTAGAACTGTATGTTATTGTTCTGCAATGAGTGCAGCTGCAGATTTACTTGCTAGCGGACATAAAGGTATGAGATATTGCCTCCCCGGTACAAGTGTAATGATGCATTCTGGAAGTTGTGCATATCAGGGTACTGCTAGTCAGGTTGATGCCGCAAAGAAATTTTTTGATGCTATGGGTAAAAGAGTTACCGATCATGTTTTCAGCAGAACTGAAATTGATACAAAAACTCAGCGAAAAATGAAAGATGACTATTATATGAATGAAGAAGACGCTTTAAAACTTGGCATCATTGACCATATTATTGATGATTTAGATGTGTTGTTTTAAAGGAGGGTGTTTATGTCTAGTAAGAAGAAACAGACATTTGAAACTTATGGTGATGTACCTAGAGATTTAAATGACCATCCATTTTATGGAATAAAACTAGATAAAGACCAGTTAAATTTTGCTAATGCAATTTTAAATCCTGAAAAATTAATCGTTTTTTGTGATAGTAAAGCAGGAACTGGTAAAACCACTATAGCAACGGGCGTTGCAAATCTTTTAGTTCAGCATAGAGAATATGATGGTATTGTTTATATTGCTGCGCCGGTTCAAGAAGAAAAACTGGGATATATGCCTGGAGATTTACAGAGTAAAGTTAGTTTGTATTTTGATCCATTGTATCAGGCATTAATTAAATTAAATATTACTCCAGAGAATGTCATAAATCAATTGGCTATAGAGAATATGAAAAATGGTACTGGTTATATAGATACGATTACACACGTTTTTTTAAGAGGCCAAAATTTTGAAAATAAAGTTGTTATTATCGAAGAGGCTCAAAACTTATATCTTGATGAACTCCGTAAAGTATTAACTAGAATTCATGATAATTGCAAAACAATTGTTATTGGACATTGCGGCCAGTGTGATTTATATCATAACCCACAAAATAGTGGATTTGCTAAATATATTGAGCATTTTAGAAATGAGCCATATGCTCAAGTTTGTGAATTAACTAAGAATTATAGAGGCAAAGTTTCTACTCATGCAGATAGCCTTTGAGTAATTATTAGGAGGTGCAAAATGGAACTTCGAAAAAAGGAAATTGTAAATGAATTAGCAAAAAGATGTGATTTTTATAAAAAATCTGTTGAGCAAATTTTAAATGAGTTAGAGAATATTATTGTTGAAAATTTGGGTCAAGCAACTCTTGATGAAGATATAGAGATTCATCTTGCAAAAGGACTGGTTATTGGAGCTAAAAGATATCCAGAACGTGAAGCACATGACCCAAGAAATCAAAAGACTATTATAACTCCAGAAAAATCCATTCCATATGCTAAATTTACATATACGTTTAAACAAAAAATTAACGAATGAGGTGCGGTATGGAATATAGAAAATTAAATGAAGAAAATGAGAATGAGTATATATTGCGAATATGTTCTATGAAAGAGCGGAATAATTGGACATGGGAAGATATTGCCAAGATTTTAAATGAGTCTTTGGGAAATAATTTTGGTGAATCTGCATATCGTAAGAAATATCAGCATTTTAAAAAGATGCTTGAGGATAATGAGTCTAAAATATTCCCTGAAGATGCATATTTGAAGAAGATTCAAGAAGAGAAGATTGAACTCGAAAAAGAGCGTCAGAAATTATATACTACCAAGGTTGAAATGCAGCGAAGAATCCGTCAGGAAGCTCGTTTCGAGATGTTTTATGAAAACGTAAAGAATGCAATTGAGATTCTTCCTATGCCTGAAATTAAAAGAAATATAGAGTCTTTTAATAATGAGAAAGAATATCTATTGTGCATCGCAGATATTCATGCTGGAGCTAAATTTGATCTTCCTACTAATAGTTATTCTATGGAGGAATGTGAGCGCAGATTTAGTGTGCTGCTAGATAGAGTTGTTGATTATGTTAAAAAGAATGACATCGGATTAATTCGTATAGCATCTCTTTCTGATGATATCCAGGGTATTCTTAGAATTAGTGATTTACAGCTTAATGAAACTTCTGTAGTTGAGGCTACTGTATTTGTAGCAAGATTGATTGCGAGTTTCTTAAATGAGTTATCTGCATATTGTTATGTAGATTATTATCATGTTGGACAATCTAACCATTCTCAAAATAGAAATCTTGGCACAAAAGCTAGTGAATTAGCTAGTGAGGATGTAGAGTATATAATTGGCAATTACATTAAGGATATGTTGAGATTTAATAATCATGTTGATGTTAATACTAATTTTGGACATGATTATATTAATATTCCCATTTTTGATTATAATATTCTAGCAATGCATGGTCATACTATTAATAATTTAGATACTGCATTAAAGGATTTAAGTACCTTACATAATAAATTAATAGATTATTTAGTTGTAGGACATATGCATTGTAATAAAACTATTCAAGGCAACGAGCGCGACTCGTATGATACTGAGGTTTTAATGTGTCCCTCTTTCCAAGGCACCGACCCATTTGCTTTTAATAAGCTAGGAAAGAGTTCAAAAGCGGCATGCAAGATGTTTATTTTTGATGAAAAGTACGGCTGTACTGGTACGGAAAAGTTTATATTAAATTAAAATGTTTACGAGGGGCTTCGGCTCCTCGTATTGTTTATAGAAAGGAAAAGTTACTATGGAAGAGAAAAAGTGTAAGATTATTTTTAATGCAGGCGTAGCAAGAAATTTACTTAAAATGGGTTGCCAGATCGTTGATATTAAGCCTGATCGTGCAAACCCTGATCGCTCTTTATTTATTTTTGAGAGAACTGATGCATTTGAAAAGGCTTTTGCTGAAATAAATACTGCATTAAAGAATAAGAGTGCTGAGTAATTTAATTTATTAAATACTAGACGAAGGGAGGGAGATCGCTGTGGCTAAAAATCCAGGTAAAAGATCTACAAAGAAAGAAACAAAAGAATATCTCTGTCCTTATTGTAATGTTATAAAAAAAGAAAGCGATTTTTATACAAGTTCAGATCCACTTGTAATGACTGGTAAAACTTCTATGTGTAAAGATTGTGCTGAAAAGATCGCAAGAAATTGGGATGGTCGAAAGCGTATGTACGGAGAGTGTACTAAGGTTTCGGTACAAGAGGCGCTCGAACGTCTCGACAAACCATGGCTTGATAATATTTGGGATGCGAGTTATTTTGAATATATAAATAGTGACGCTGGTAATAAAAAAACTAATATATGGGCCGCATATATTAAAAATATTGGTATGCCGCAATATCGTGGTATGCGTTGGCGTGACGGAGATTTATTTTCTAATTATAAAGAGACGGCGATCAAACAAGCACGTCAAGAGGTTCAAAATGATGAAGTCCCTAAAGAGCAAGAGATTAGCGAAGAATATGTAAAAAATAAATTAGATGTTATTAGACTTCTTGGTTATGATCCATTTGAAAAGGAGCAAGAAGAAGATAAACCCCTTCTCTACTCTCAATTAATTGGATATCTCGATGCCAGTGGAGAAAATGATGATATGATGAGAACATCATCAGCCATCACTATTGTGCGCGGATTTTTACAGCAAGCAAAGCTTGATGATATGATAGCGAAGGCAATGAGCTCTCCTAATGTCGCCAATAAGACTGGCGAGATCAAGTCTTGCCTAGACGCGAAGCAAAAGGTTGCCTCAACAGTATCGCAACTTGCGGAGCAGTCTTGCCTCAGTTTAAAGCATAATAAGAATCAAAGTAAGGGCGAAAATACTTGGACTGGAAAAATTAAAAAAATTAAAGAACTTAATTTGCGTGAAGGAGAAGTTAATGGCTTTGATATAGGTACATGTCGTGGCATGCAGCAAGTTATGGATTTAAGTAATGCTTCTATCTTAAAACAGCTTGCTCTTGATGAGTCAGAATATACTGATATTATTGCGGAACAAAGAAAGCTTGTAACTAACCTCACATTAGAAAGAGATAATTATAAAGAGATAAGCAGAATTTTACTTAGGGAAAACTTAGATTTAAAAGATACTTTATCAGAAAATGAGTTATTATTACCGGAAAATCTTGTTGATTTAAATGAGCTCTTCTCTGCTTTTAGCGAAGTCGAACAGGAGGAGACAGAAGATGAACAGACAGATGAAAATTAAAATAGTAGAAAATATGGAAGATAAATATCTTTCAGATATTATGAATGATAATAATGTTGTTTATTTAAAACCTGGCTCATATGCTATGTCGACAAGAAAAATTGAAGCACTTGTTAAAATTGCTCAAATGCAAAAATATTACCAATGTAATCCGGTGCGTTTTATAAGTGATTTTTTTAGTATTGAATTACTTGATGCGCAGGCTTGGATAGTTCAGCGTTCTTGGAATTGTCCTAATGTACTCGTTGTTGCAACTCGTGGTTTTGGTAAAAGTACAATAATTGACGTAATAATTATGTCAAAGGGTATGTTGTTTAATAACTTTTGGAGTTACATAGCATCGGGATCTGGTGGACAAGCTGAGCAAACTTTTACCACTCTAGAACGTTTAGCTAATGATAATATCGACGAAATGGTTGGTTCTACTGGATATATATTTAAGAATGAAGTAGAAATCAAAAATGCAGCAGGCGATGGATTTAGTCATTCGAGCAATGGCTTTACATACTCTCTATATAATGGTTCAATGACTCAAACTTTGAACAGTAATATAGATGCCAAGAGAGGTATGCGTGGTACTGTAATATTTGATGAGTCTGGATTCCTTTCAGCAGAAATGATGAAGGTTTATGGTGCATTTGCCATTGTTAATAAGAGTTTTAAAACTGGTAAAGATAGAGATGGTAATTTGATAGACCCGATCAGGCTTCGTACATTCCCATCAAATATTCCTAACCAAAAATTTTATATTAGCTCGGCATCTAGTACAGATACCGAGTTTTATCGTTTATATCGTGAATTTTCTAAAAGACAATTAATGGGTGATCAAGATTATTTTGTGGCACATATAGATTGTGAGGTTGCATTTGCACCTACTATGCATGGCAAAACTATTGCTCCATTGTTAATGCGTAGCACTGTAGAAACTGAAATGGCAACAAATCCAGAAAAGGCAAGAAGAGAGTATTATTGCGAGTTTACCACAGACGCAGGTCTTAATGCTATTATTAAGCGTGGTACTATTGTTAGAAATAGTGAAACTCGTACTCCCCTATTATTTAATGATACTGGAGATAAAAAATTTGTAATAGCATACGACCCCGCTCGTTCAAGAGATAATAGTGTTATTTTGATAATGGAATTATATATAGATGAGCATGGATATTATAAGGGACGCATAGTCAATTGTGTTAACTTAATTGATATTGGTAAAAAGCGTAAAAGTCCAATGCAAACTCCTGATCAGATTAAATATTTAAAAGAACTGATTTTGGATTACAATGGAAATGCTCCTGATTATGAAAATATAGAAATGATTTTAATTGATGCAGGTTCTGGTGGTGGCGGTGTAAATATTGCCGACTATCTTATGGAGGACTGGGTTGATGATAAAGGAAATAAACATAGAGGACTTATAGATAAAGAATATAGCGCTGATTATGTTGGTAAATTTCCTAATGCAATTAATAAATTAAGGTTAGTCTCCCCTACTCAATATAAATCAATTATATATGAAGCATTAATCGAAATGATGAATCTTGATTGTATTAATTTTACATCTGATTATGATAATAAAGGATATTTGACTTTATTTGAA